TTTTTTGTGTACCATTTAATTCAATTGTATCTATGTATCCATTATCAGTAGATCCAACAACAACGCTTTCTGCAAATAAAGGCACACCATCTTTTACCTCAGAAAGTCCATGCCCAAAAGGTTCATCTTTTTCCCATGAATCTAGAAACTCAGCAGCTATAGGCATCGCCTTTACACTATCAATGTTGCTTTGAATATATTCTTCTTTCCATGTAATACCATTTCTATTCCACTTGTCAGTAGTTTCATGAATTTCCAATAAAACCCACTTAATATTTGTTCTACCAGCATATTTTTTATTCTGATTTATTTCTAAAACTTGACCTTTCAAGTATCATTACACCTCCTTCCAAGCGAACGTTGCTAGTCAATTGGATTAGCTCCATTGTTCTTATTTTTAATCGTATTGTCGTTATCTGTATCGTTATCAACTTGTTTAGTGTCATCAGATTCATTACCAGATTGAGTAAATGCAGTTTGATGAGGAGGGTATTTTTTATCGAAATCCTGCTCAACTTCTTCATCTAATAAAGAAAAATAAGCATCAGAATTTACTCCAACACTTGAAACCCAAGCCTGTCTAGAACCTCCACCATGAGTGAATAGTTCTTTAAAATATCCAATCATTTCTTTTCTATTTGCATGAGTAATCGGCAAATAATATGACTCGATATAAACATCATCATCTTGAATAACATTTTTATTAATAACCTTATTCAACTCATCTTGTATCTGTTCTATCCAAGAAAATAACTCAGCAGATACTAACTCCATATTCGACTTTTGAGATGCAATTCCACCACCAGAATCTCCGTTCAACATAGACCCTGCGAAACCTAGACTAGTAGATATCCTATTTAACAATTCTCCATCATCATTAATTTTCAGCAAATCAATATTAGTGGTCAATTTATCTATTTTAGATCCCGATGCAACGGAAAAGAAATTAATTCCTTTTTGTAATCCTTTAGAAAATAATGCTTGCTTGATGTTGTTATGTTGAGACTTTTGTTGTTTTTGTGTAAGGCTAGAAGTTCCTTTTTCTTTACCTTCAGGAAATGTTTGATAAACTATAGTAGAGTTTACTTCATCTAAAACACTTCGCTTACTTTCAACAAAATATTCTTCATATAACATGTCAATAAATCCAGCAAGTCCTAATGGTCTTCCCCATCTGTCTTCTAATTTAGCACGAGTTTTTAACGTTATTGTTTTATCGTTATCCAAAACTACCCATTTTTTGTTATAATCCTTACGATATTCTTTGTAAGCAGACCTTATTTCTTTAGGATAACGACGTAACCTTTTAGATTGTCCTCGACTCAGGAATTTGTCAAAATAAGAACAGTCAAATGCTATCTGGGGGGACATATTAACTGTTCCTAATATCCTACAATAATCAGTGGGAAGAGGTAGAACGCTACAATTAAAATGACTATCATTGGCTTCATACATTTCATCAATTTCATAATCGGATAAATATTTAGGAATAGATTTAGGCTTATTACTATCAAAATAGTAAAAAGCAATTCCATCAATAGCGCCTTTATATAAAGCATCTCGAATAGTCGTCTTTTCACGTATTTTATTTAAAGCATCTATAAATTTTTTTTTATTTTTTTTATATCTACCATGCTTAGTATCGTTACTGTAAATAATTCTATCTAAAGCGGGGAGTGCAACCATATAATCTATAACATTTGTATATGTACCATTTGAGTTATATAAAAAATTAGATAATCCTCTTATTTCTTTATTATATGTATCATGGTCTTTTAGCCAACGTTTAACAGTATGCACATTATAAACTTGATAATCTTCTCCATAGAGAACATTAAAAGGTGTGTTGTCATAGTTTATTTCATATTTTTCTTTGCCAGTAGACTGATTTGTTTCGGTCACTTTTTCAGACATTAATCCACCTCCTTATTGATTTATTAATTGAAGAAAAATTCAAATTCATAGTCTGATCGCTTACCAATTCTCATTTTATTTTCTTCTTCTAATTCTTGAACGTATAACAAACAATACCCTAAAGATGTTACTCTATCACGCTTAGTAGATTTGCTTATTCGTCCGTATACAGTATTTCCATGCTCGGTAGACTCTTGCCTAATATTACCCAATTCTTGAATTAAAATATCGGCATTTACGAAATTAGAATATTCTTCACCAGTAATATCTTCAGACTTAAATTCTGCGTCAATTATTGCTGAGTTAACTAATAATTTTAAAGATTTATCCTCAAAACACTTTTTCATATAAGTATACATACTATTGTTTAATTGATTTGTAGCATTTATACGTCTTATTAATGGTTGTGCGTTTTGCAAACTCATTCTATCCTCATCATCATCTGGAACGAGTGGTGGACATTCAATAATTTCCCCTTTATCATCAGTATACTCCCAAGTTTCATCGAGTAGAGAAGGTAGAGCTTGCCCGTTACCCCTAACATCGATAACTAATTTTATAGTATTGGTAAACCTAATTAGCATTTCCCTTAAAAATATTGCTTGATTAGGCAGAGACATCCCCTTATGTGTCCTCATAAACACGACTTCTTTACTAAAAGATCCATTAGGTTTTTCTTTCAGTTTAATAACAGTAGTACAGGCGTTGTCACTATAGTTGTCATTTGCTATAGCTACGTCGTGAGCAATCACATATTGAACTGACGATTTTCTTGATTGTTTTGTCTCGGACTTTTCTAGAATCCTTGATGTTTCAGTCAAGTCATAAGGAAAATAACTATCGTTGGAATTTCCGACAAAAATTGCCTGATATTCGTAAGCAAATCTATCTTGCGTCATAGAAGGCTTTTGCCTTTCCGATTCGATATCATCCTCATAAAAAATTCCTGCATTTACTCCAACTTGATAGGGTAGAGTGCAGACATAGTAATCTTTAGATCCTTGTCTCATTTGATTATAATGGTTTTTGAATCGATTATATAAATCACAATTTTTAAGGTATGCTGAACTTATATAAATAATTTTGCCTTTTTCAACAGGAAGCTCTTCGTTCGGGAATTTCATTGACAAATCAATCATAGTCTGTCTTTTCGTCTTGGTCATCGGGATTAATATTTCCTCCATTATTTGGTCAGAAATTAATCTTGCCTCGTCACACAGGAGTTGGTGGAAGCGCCAGCTTCTCGCATTTTCTCCGTCGTGACCTAAAACAATAGCTCTTATTTCTGATCCATTTCTAAATAAAACAGAACAATCATCCGAACCAGTTTTAATATTAACTATTTCTCTTGCCACATTTTCATTTTTATATAATTCACCTTTAATTTTTTGTAAAATCACATTACGTGCTTGTTGACCTTTTCCAGAGGCTATTCCTAGCTTAATACCGCTAAATAGACAAGCTTCACAAATAAAGAAAACGGCTGAAAGATAACTTTTACCCAAACCACGAGAAGCTATAAACATACTTTCCTTATGCCTTGCCATCGCTCTTAATATTAATCTCTGAAATGGATACAAATTTATACCCAGAACATCTACTGCAAACTCATCTACATGGTGTCGATAATAAGAAATAAACTCTCTCCATGCTTCAATATTAATCTCTTCTTTGTTACGGGGATCATGACTATCTGGATGATCATGATCCATATATGTAAAATCTTTTTGCGTCCTACTTTTTTGACTAAAATTTCTATGTGAACTCATGAGCTACACAGACTTTTCTATATGGGAAAAATCATCTATTAGCTTATCATAATTGTCTTTAGTTAAATCATTTTTATGCTCATAGACATATGTCTTATTTTCCACCATTTCAGTTATCTGAGAAAATGAACCAAGTGAAACATCATTTGTACCACGCCTATCTTCTGAAAACTGAGCTGATTTAGATAAAGTGTCAAAAACCTCTTTAGCTTCTTTATACCTTTTTTCAGAACCTTTTACGCTGTCTTGTATATCCTGAAAACATTTATCCATGTGCAAACTCGCCTTCGCTATTTTTTTAGCGTAGTCATTATGCGATTTAGTTAATATCTTAAAATCATGTTTCAACCCATCAAGGTAATCATTTAAGTGGTCTATTTCAGAAGGATAGTAATTTCCCAACCACTCCTTACTGTAAATTTTATCCTCATCTAATTTTTCATCGCCTTGGGGCTTAACTTTTAAAAGGATTTCTTGTTTATCTCCAAAGTCTGAATCTGACCATGATTTATCCTTGTTCTGTGGCATCACTATATTCTTCATATATATACGAAATATATTACTATCTTTCTTGGAAGCTTCGGCAATCGTAGATTCCCATAAATGAGATATTAGAGGTTTGTCAATCATTTTCAGAGCATTCGCTACTGACCTCATATTATCAACATCAACCATATTTACCAAACAAGCTTTGCAAATAGTAATCTTTTCATAATACTGATAAATAGGACTTTGTGACGAGTAAAAGTCTATTAATTTCCTATTTTTCCCACAACAGGTACACATCTGCCTTGTTGTTTCTGCCATATTGATATCACTTCTTTCTTTAATTCCTTACAAGTTTTCCCTTTAGTTATTATAATTTTATTTATTTAAAAAATCAAAAGTAGGAAAGACGAAGATAGTTGAACCTCTTCGTTCAAAATGGGTAATTAATCCATTTCTATTCCTAAAAATATCTTTTTATATTATAAGGCTTTCCCAACACCTTATGACATCGCCCCATGGTTATCGAATCCTATAACGATCCACGTATCTTGGGATTTACGGCTCTTAATTGTTTCGAGGATTCCCACCTCTCAGTCCAGTCAATAGACTACTTCTGTCGTTATCTAGGCGATAACATCACACTTTATTACTGTCATATGACTAGTAGTGTGACTAGAGTTTGTTTTTGGCATAGAACAAACTTAACCAGTGAAACACCAACTTTTAAATTTGCCTATTTAAAAGTTTTTCACATTAAAACTACTATTTACATGATTTCATCTACAATTCCGTACTTCATTGCTTGATCACCAAACAAATACCATTCATCATCTTCTTTTTCTTCATATAATTTTTCACCAATAGTTGTTTTAGATAATACTAAATTTTTAATACGTCTATCCAACTCATCATAATATTCCATTGTCTGTTTTGCTTTCTTGCTTGTAGACTGTAATGCTAAGTTTCCGTCATGTATCAAAACTGTAGTATTTTTATATGCTTTACGATAATGCCCTGAAAGTAGAACTAGAGCACCCATACTAGCACAAACACCAACTCCTATTGTTTCGATTGGAGTTTTCGATGATTGAATAGCATCAATTAATGCAAACCCACTAATTACACATCCACCATTTGATGTCATATAAATTTTAATCTTCTTACGATCCTCAGCAGGTTTATCTTCATCTTCATCATTCCAACGAATAATCCAATGTACAATTTCATCAACAATACTCAGATCAATATTATTATTGAAATAAATTTTACGCTCTTTTAATCCAATCCAAGTTTGATATTCTACAATTGTATCTGGCATTCCTGTCAGTAATTCCATATATTCTTTGTCAAATTCTAATTTACTCATTTTTTTAATAACCACCTTTTATAATATTTGTGTTTACAAGGTGGCATCGGACAGTAAACTGTCATACCAAAATAGGGGAGGAGAAGGGAATCTCACCATTCGTAGTAGTATCCCCTTTCCAGAATATGTATTAAATTAAATAGTTATCATCAACACTATTTTTCATTTCATCTAAAATTTCAGCTTTAACAGCGATATCTTGTCGTAGTGAGTTTTGATAACCGATACGTTCAGCATCTTTATACAATCCTCTCATCACAACTCGAAGCTCATCTTTATCTTCACATTCTAATGCAATTTCCAAATAATCATCAGTAACTTGACAAGCATCACAACAATATTCATCTTCTAATTTTTCACCTTGAAATTTAAAAATATCAGCCAATTACAGGACTCCTTTTAGTTAAGTTTATCTAGCTTAATTATATATTCACATTCCAAACCATCATTTTTATCGAATACGAAAAATTTCTGACTAGGCTTTCCTGCAAATCTACCTTGTGTAGCATAATCATCCAATCCTATTAAAGAACCATTAACTATAGTGGTCGTCTTTCCGTATTCCTTCATATAATTATGATGAACATGACCACCCATTATATAATTTGGTACTTTACCTAACAGTTGAGGTAATTTATTTACTGCTCTGTCTGCCTGATCAAAGTTTCCATGTACAAATACAATATCATCATCAAATATTTTAGTTTCAATATATCCATCTTTATCTACAATAATCTCAACATTATCTAAACCTCTCAGTCTAGCCTCTAAAAACCAAGGTACGAGATACTCAAAATTTTCATTTAATCCAACCTCAGATTTTTTACCAGTACGAGCGTGATTGCCAATAACATTATAATAGACAATATTTTGGAATACCTCAGATAATTCGTTAATTACTTCTGCTAGTTTCTCAGATACATATTTAATTTGTTCAATTAGGTTTTCATTGGCTTGAACACGCGCAGAAACAATAATATTTCCAACTATCAAATCGCCCAATTGCCCAATATGTAAAGTTGAAATGTTGTTTTTTATACCATGCTCAATAATTTTGTCAACTAATTTGCGAACACGTTGATTAAATATATCTTTATTAAATATGTTTTGATTATTATTTACTTCAGTCCCAAAATGCCAGTCACTAAATAAAACTAATCCTTGTTTATCTCTTCCCGCAACTTTAAATGTTTCTGTATGATGGGGAAGAGGTTTAATTTTTTCTAAATCCAATATTGATCTATGTATATCCTCTTGTAACTTTTCAAATCTCGCAGAGTTACGAATATTTTTATTATATTCACGATTCTGATCCATTTTACGATAGCGTTCTTTTTGTTCCTCTAAACGTTTTTCTTCATATAACTGCAATCGTTCTTTATCTAAATTATTATGTAATATGTAATCCTTCCACTTTTTATATAAAGCGAAATCTTTTCTCCATTTAGATTCATCATAACTAGAACCATTTGCTTCATTGAGAAGGTTGGCAATAGTGTATTTATCTATATTGTAATCATCTTGATTCTCGAATAGTCGAATATGATAATCTTTAATTTCTTCTCCTTCACGCAACTGTAAATGTTCAGGTATATTCAAATTATCACCTACTCTCGACTTTCTTCAACGTCAACTTCATCAAATTGCTCTTTAACCTTTACAGAAAACTCGATTTCATCACCATGCTTGCCAATTTTTTGTAGGATTTCTTGAATGTTATAAGTTGCGCCATTATCCTTTTTCTCAGATGAAATCAGTTCCAAACCATTAATAAACCCCTTACTCTTGAATTCCTTTGTGATATTAGTTTTATAAGCCATTTATTATTTCTCCTTTTATTCTCATTATAGTTATGTTTATTACGTCGCATTAAACATAACGCTGTGTATTTCACTTATGTATTCTTTTAATTGATACTCATCATTGTCCTGATATCCATAAATATTATGAAATTCTCGATGGCATATCTCGCATAATACAACGCCATTGCTTAAATCAGTTCTCAAGTCTTTATTTTGAGAGTAATTATATATATGATGTGCATTTAATTTACCACCTATTTGACCACAACATCGACATACATAATCGTCCCGTTCGTACACACTTTTAGTCCATTGGCTGTACTCATAGTAATGACGTTTTTGTATTCTTTCCTCATCGGTAATATTAGGATTCCAAGCAGGCGATGTGCTACCTTTTAAACTATCAATATAGCATTTCCTGCAAGGTTGTTTGTCTCTTGATATATGAATCAACGCTTTACTTTCAATACTTTTACAATCTAGACATTTGAACTCTATCTCCTTATTGTACCCGTAATAATCTGATAATAATTCTAAGTTTTTGCAAGATAGTATGTCATGAATCTTGTCAATGTTATACATTCTGTCTTCACTTAGCTTTTTCTTTTTGCACTCCATACAGCGTTGACCTTGTTTGAAATTATCAAATCTTATATATGATAAAGTCCCACAATGACACATATATTTCATATTGGTTCGTGCGTTGACATACTCATCTTCTAATAGCTCGCAATTGTGCTTCTGAAAAAATTGTCTAATTTCAGACAAAGACAACTTTTTTTTACTACTTATCACATTTACCGAACATTTTGTACACATTTTATTTTTCTTCTTTTTAAAGTTATACCAAGTTGTATATTCATCATTACCACAAGAACATTTATACTTTATCTCAGCTTTTATATTTTTATATTCGCTCTCCAACAGTTTGCATCCATAAGTAGCAAAATACTCTTTGATGTATTTTATAGTATACTTGATTTTTCCTATTTTATTTCACCACCTTATTAAAAAATAAGGCAGATAGAAGGACAGTCTAACTGCAAATGCAAGTCGATAAACAGTCGAAAGCATTATAATCTTATTTATTTACATTTTATCTGCTATAGTAGCTATTTCCGATCTATAAATATGCTTCAATTCCATTTCTCCGTAAATACCATGTCCACGGAAAACTTCTGAAGCACGATTCATACCGTTGGAATATTTATAAGCATCCATATCGACTTGTGCCTGAGGATCACCATCTATAATTCCTTTTGTATTTTCACCAATACGTTGCAACGCTAATTTCATTAATTCAGAGTTTGTATTTTGAGCCTCACATATCCAAACAATCGTCTTTTTTTCTCCACTTGTATCAAATCCTCTTATGTCAGAGAAGGGGAGTAATTGCAATCTTCCTTGTGATATTTCGCTCTCAACAGTGTATGTATCACCAAATTTGCTAGACAACATAATTCCAATTTGTGAATCCAACAATTTTTCCGTCCTAGTTCCTTTGTAAAATCCTAGTGCTTCAGCATTCTTTGTCTTTACTGGGTTGGTAAATATTATTAATTGATCAAATTTTCCTCGCTCAATTAAATGCCAAGCCGTATTCAATGCAATCAATGACTTGCCAGTACCTGCTTTTCCTTTTAACATAGTTAAATCGTTGTTAAATATACTATCGATTGCTGATTTTTGATAGAAGTCTTTTGGTTTAAATTTGCCGAATGATTGGATATTAAAACCTTTGGGATGTACCTGATGCAATGCATCTCCATCCCACCTAAACCCGTCAATATCTTCACCTGTAATAGGATCGACAACAATTAAATATTCATTGTCTAACAAATCCCATTGGTTTAAATCTAAATTTTCATACGTGTACTTTAAATCACCATTAGTCATTTCTATCTCTTTATAACCCTTATAATCAAACAAATCATCATTATTTTCTTCTTCAAAAAACACGGGGATGTTAAATCCCTCAGCTTTGAATCTAAGTAAAATATCATCTGTAATAATTCCATAGCCGTTATCATGACATGCTTGTATAATAGAGTTATCAAAGTATTGCTTGTCAAATTCTTCATTCAAATTGAAAGTATAATCTTTTAAGTCAAATGTTAAACCATCTTTATATAGATTTATTAATCTGGTAGTCTTTCTAGCCCGATAAGATAAATCAGGCTTATGACTACTTTTATGTTTTTCTAACTCTCGAATTACACTACTCAGTATTACAATGTCTTTACGTTCAATTATATTTGGATTATTAAGTATGACGTTAGTATCGACAATGTACTTCATATATTATGATTCCTTTACAATAGTCTTTAATTTTTTACCTGCCTTAAATTTTGGAACAGTTGTCTCAGGAATAGAAATTTCTGTCCCGTCAGATGGATTTCTTCCTTTACGTGCAGCTCTAAATGATGTTGAAAACTTTCCAAATCCTGTCACTGCAACTTCGTTACCATTAGCTAATTCCTCATTAATAGTTTCAACTAAAGCCTCAACAATTAATGTACTATCCTTTTTACTTAATTCACTTTTCTGTGCTACTGCATTAACCAAT